CGCCTCCCCCACGGGCAGGGGGCGAGGGGGCATACGACCCGACTTCGCGTGTGGCAGGGGGGCGGTAGCACCCCTCCCCTCCTCACACACCTACTTCAAACTGACCACTATTCGGCCACGCTAGGCTTTTGCCACGACGAACATCTGGCCACGCTAGGCATGGTCAAGCCAGAAAAGCTTGACGGCATCCGGCACACCGTGCTTTCCTTCTCTCCCCGGGATCTTCCCCCGCGCGCGCGAGGCACAATGAACGAGCCGACAGTCGTCGTGGTGGATTCGCCCTTGGGCCAGAAGCCGCAGCCTGGTAGATTCAGGAGAATCCTACGGAGCCTCGGCCCAATGACACCCGCGGACAAGCAGATGGCGAGGCAGGGCTGGCTACAGCTTGGCCTTCAGCTCGTCGTGATTGTGGGCTCTGGCTTCCTGGCATTCTCCTCGCTGAGCGCGCGCGCAGACACGGCGCTGGAGAAGGCGGGCGAGGCCAAGATCAAGGCGGCCGAAGTCGAGTCGGACATGAAGACGCTGCTCAAGGAGCTTGCGCTTCAGAGGCTTGACACGAACACGGAAATGACTAGGATTCGCACGATTCTCGACGAGAGACTTCCCAAGAAGTAGAAACGCCAAGCTCTGAAGGGGGCCCAATGGCACACGACCACGACGAGGACGAGGATGGACCTGGCGACGCCGCAGTCTGCGGAGGCGGTGAAGAGGGCGATGGCCTTCGACCCGACGAGGGAGAGTCCGCGAGTCTCGTTCAGGACAATGTCGAGGCCGGTGTCGGCGTTTCGGGAAGCTGCCGCAATCCAGACGGCACCCCCGCAAAGCTCCGCACCCTCCTGGTGCGCCGCCCTGGACGCGTATCGGCGGCGATTCAGTTCGTAGAGCGGTGCCTCACGGTGGTCGGCTTCGGCGCCTGCGGGAGCGGCGACGAGATCAGCCGAGACGTGGAGACGGGCGGGCGCACGCTGGCGAGCGGCCACCCCACGGTCGAGTTCCAGCGGGCTCGAGCGGCGGCGCTCAAGACGATGGAGGCGTACTTCGCGGGCCACATCGACGACGATCTGCTGGTGGAGGCGGACTTCAAGATCGACGGCCAGGTGACGACGCTGCGCTGCGTGGGCGCGCTGGACGAGGCGACGGGCCGGATGCGCGACCCGCGGTACACGCCGGAGCCCCCGCGCGCGCCCGCGGGCACGCGCAAGCAGATCCTCAAGCTGCCTGCCGACATCGACCCGCGCAGCGTGCTGGCCGTCGAGGACGGCCCCCGCCCCGGGGTGATCCTGCTGACCTTCAGGAACGTCGCGGGCGTGCGCGACGTGAGACTCATCGACTCCAGCACGGGCGCCACGGTACGATAGAGGCCACCCAGGAGACCGTCAGATGAAGACCCGACCCGGCTCGAAGCTCCCCGCGGGGCGCAACTATCAGGGCAACCGATTCGGCGGGCTGGTGCCCGGCAAGAAGAAGAAGGGCAAGACCAAGGCCAACCCGTTCGCCAAGAAGGGCGCCGCCGAGCCGGACGCCGACGACAAGAAGAAGAAGGGCAAGGGCAAGCTGCCCGTCCCGCCTGCGGCCTTCGGGCTTGCAGCGGCGATGAAGATGGCCGCGAAGTAGATGGCGAACTTCCGCCGCAACCGAGGGAGCTCTTCGCCGTCGCGCAAGCGGCAGGCGGTGAAGGTGCTCGCCTCGGAAGTGGCGGCGACGCGCGCGCAGCTGAGCGCCCTGCTCACCCTGAGCAAGGACTGCCCGGCTGCGCTCGCGGGCCCCATCAAGGACGTGGAGCTGAAGCGGCAGCTGCCGAGCGCAGACGCCATCGTCATGTCGGAGATGACGCTGCCGAACCAGCACGCCTACCTGATGGTGCTGCGCACGATGGCGCAGCGCATGATGGCGGCGATGGCCCCGCGCGTCATCTGGAAGCTGGCGAAGAAGATGGAAGACCATAAGGAGCCTGGCGACACGCGGCTGATCGCCGAGTACCTCAAGGGCATGGGGTTCCTGGAGCCCGGCACCCCGCTCAACGACGACGAGCGCGAGGCCAAGATGAAGAAGCACGCCGAGTTCGAGGCGATGACGCTCGAACAGCTGAAGGCTGCCGTCGCCGCAGGGAGGGACTGATGCCGCAGATCCACGCCACCTACGGCGGCAGCCGCGGGTATCACTACAACATCCAGCTGTACGACTACCAGCGCACTCAGATCGACGCCATGACGCAGTTCAGGATTCAGGTCGATCGCATCAACCGCCAGAACAACTGGCCGCCGATCCAGTGGGACCGGCTGGTCATCGAGACGGACGCAGTCGATCCCGACCGCATCTACATCATCGACCCGCAGGCGGTGCGCACCACGCGCCCGCAGAGCCTCGCCGAAGCTCTCGCGCGCGGGCAGCGCATGGAGTTCTCCGGCCAGGCTGGCATTTGGCTGGGCACTCCGGCCGAGGCACTGAGGCCCTCGAACAGCCAGGAGGCCATGTACGGGCCGCCTCCGGGCGGTGCGTGATGGGCTGCTTCCTTTGCTTCATCGGGCTCCACAAGTGGCGCCTGATCGACGAAAGCTGCAACGTCAGGTTCTATCGGTGCCTCCGTGGGTGCCTGGCCTGCAAGGCTGAGAGGGTCTAATGGGCCGCTTCGCGAAGTACCTGCGCGCGCGCTCGGGCAAGGGCGGCGGCGTCAACAACGTCACCGACAAGGGCTCGAAGGCGAAGTTCGCCCGCGAGATCGAGGAGATGCTCGATCCTGAGCGCCAGGCAGAGGCCGGGCTCAAGATGCACGAGGAGATGGTCCTCAAGTCCTTCCGCGAGCCGACGGTGAAGGAAGTGCTGGAGGAGCTGAGCCGCCAGTGCAAGCGGCTGCGCGAGCGCCACCCGAAGCGTCCGCTCATGGTCGCGTGCGGAGCCTACGCGTTCGCGCTGCTGGCGCAGGTGCGCAGCTACCCCGAGCACACGATGGGGCTCGAGATCAAGATGGACAAGCACGTCCCGCCGTGGGACACGGTCGTCATGTACCGCGATGGTCGCGGAAAGCGCAACGGAGGCGTGCTGTGAAGACCGTCGTCGCCTACACGACCGAGGAGGGCGGCCCCTGGGTCGATCTCGATAAGCCGATGGTGGTCGACACCTGGCTGTTCGAACAGGCCAACCTGTCGTTCTTCGACAAGAACGGCGAATGGAAGAAGATGCATTCTGTACGCTTCATCGACGGCACGGAATGGGACTGCGTGAACGGATTCCGCCCGTGAACTTCGGCACCGTCGTAGTCCCCGCCCCCGGGCTGTACCAGCGCAGCGGCGTCTACGCCCTCTGCACCGGGACGATCTCGCCGATCGTCTACGTCGACCCCATCATCAGGGCCAAGCCCGGCGAGCTGGCCTGCATCGAGCACGAGCGATGGCACGCAGACGCACGACACGGCCTGAAGTCGGTCCTCAGCTGGTGCGCGATGGCGCTCCTGGTCTTCTCGATCGGCGTGACGTGGGCGTTCGGCCCCGCGGTCGTGGTCCTGATCGAGTGGGCTCTGTTCGTCGGTTGGGTCAGCGCGCACCTTCACTGGCTGCGCGACTGCGAAATCGAAGCGGACAAGCAGGCTTTGGCCTTGACTTCGCCGCGCGATTTCGTAGCATTCGTTCATCTTCATCCGCACCCCAAGGGCAGGTGGGGCCGGTTCCTGTACGGTCAGTCGACCAACGACAGGGTTCAACGCGTACTGCCCGTGATTCCGAAGGGAGCTTTCAAGTGTCCGAAGCCAAGCAGAAGGAGCAGGTCGCCTTCACCCGCTGCGTCATCTCCGTCGAAGCCGCCGACGGCGGCAACGTGATCCAGGCCGCGTTCTACGACGGCGAGAAGCAGCTCGACGCCGTGACGAAGATCGTCGGAGGCAAGCACGGCACGAGCCTGCTTGCGGGCCGCACGCGGAAGGCGCTCAAGGCCGTGTGCGCGGGCGCGTTCCCCGCCCCGATCCTGGTCGCCACGGAGTAGGCATGGACCCGGCAGCGGAACCTCGCGTCTGGAAGAAGCGCCCGCTGGCTCTCCATGAGGTTCCGCTGCCCCCTTCGGGCGGGTTCTCGCACGACCTGCTGAACGCGGACCTGAAGAAGCAGCAGCTGATCGACCACCTTGCGAACGTCGAAGAGACGCTGCGCGAGACGGCCAAGATCAACGCGCGCGCGAAGGTGGACCCGGAGTACGCGGACGCAGTGATGGCGCTCTGCGCGCGGGACGTGGAGTGGTGGATCGACCACTTCGTGTGGACGCACGAGCCGCGCAAGCACGAGGATCGGCCGCTGATCCTGTACGATTTCCAGCGCCTGAAGATGGTGCGCCCGTACAAGGCCCACCGGGATACCGAGGCGCCCGCGCGCAGCACGCAGATGAAGGCCAAGTCTCGAGACATGGGCGCCACCTGGGTCGAGCTGGCCTGCCGCGTCCACTCGTTCTCGTTCATCGAAGGCTGGACGGTGCTGCTCGGCGGCACGAAGCAGAAGCTGGTCGACGACGGCGGCGTCCTGGCCACCCACCAGAGCCTCCTCGGCAAGGTCCGCTTCATCATGAAGAACCTGCCGAAGTGGATGCGCGACCGTCTGTACGGTCCGAAGTGGGAGACGAAGCAGTACACGAAGAATCTCGTCCAGCTCAATCCGATGAAGCCGACGAACGCCATCTACGGGGCGCAGATCGGCGATATGTTCGGTCGATCTGGACGCGTTTCTGAGGCGCTGATCGACGAGTTCGCCTACGCGGCAGCGGTGAAGCAGGCCGAGAAGTCGATCAAGCAGGTGACGAATCGGCTGTGCGGCCTCTCGACGCCCGCCGGGCGCGGCGATCTATTCGAGCAGCTGATGTTCACGACCGAGCTGGCCGTCGTTCAGTATTGGATCTGGTGGGCCGAGCACCCCGAAAAGGACCTGTTCTGGTACAACGTCGAGCGCGAGAACATGGAAGCCGACGACGTGGCCTCCGAGCTCGACATCTCGTTCGACGAGAGCGCCGGAGACCGCGTCCTGCCGGACGTTCACCTGCCCGAGTTCTTCATCACGCGCAAGAACGGCACGTCCGCGGACATCGACGAGCCTCTTTCCCTGTGGGAGCCCGGCGTTCCCGTGCGCGTGGTCATCGACTTCGGCGCCTCGCACCCCATGGCGGCCGTGTTCGGTCAGTGGTTCGACAAGGTGACGCCTCCGTTCGGCACTCTGCTCGATTTCGTGCAGGCGCAGGGCAAGTCCGTCGACTGGATCGTGCCGTTTATCACCGGATCGGTGCCTCCTGGGACGTGGCGAGGCGACCCCTGGCCTCACGAATACACGCCGGAAGAGCAGAAGATCATCCGCAGGCACCAGCGATGGGGCTCGCAGATGGAAGTCTACGCAGACTGGCAGGGAAGCACGATGAACGTCGTGACTGGGGCCCATACTGCCTTCGACGAGCTGCGAAAGTACGGGATTGACATCACTCCGGTCAAGGTTCTTGACGATTTCCAGTCGATTGTGGCCTGTCGGCAGCTGCTTCGGCACATGCGCGGGGACAAGCGGCTGCTCCAGCAGCGAAACGGCGACCCGAAGGAGTGCCCGACGCTCGGCGAGGTGCTGACGCAGTGGAAGTTCCCGAAGCCCCAGCCCGGGATGACTTCGAAGTCGCTCACTCCGGTCCACAATCGCTTCTGCCACGGTGGCGACTGCCTGAAGATGCTCGCCCTGACCATCGACCTGCCGGATTCTGACTCGGTTCAGAGCGTGGTAGCTGGTAAGGTGATCGGCAAGCGCGGATCGGACGTGGTCCGCGGTCGCTGGAGACGCTGACGATGGCCGACGAGAGCCCGAACGCGGCGAATGCGTCAGTCGACGACGCCCTCAACCGACACGTCCTCACCGGGAACGGCGCGCAGCTCAAGGCGGCGAAGGGCGAGGGCACAAGCTCGCTCGTCGAGCAGCTGGACAACCCCGGCGAAGTGATCCGCACGGTCCTCTCGCGCGCGAAGTACGCCGCGGACTACCGTCGCCCGTTCGAGGAGGAGTGGCACCGCTCGTTCCTCGCGCTCTTCCAGGTCTTCGCCACTCAGCTTGAGGGCGGATGGAAGAGCCAGCGGTACATGCCGCTGATTCTGTCGAACGTCGAGACGGCAAGCTCCGTGATCGGCACCGTCGTCATCGACGGGCAGAAGCTCTGCCGATTCCAGGCCAAGACTCCCGAGGGGCGTGATTGCGCGCGCGCGCACGAGGATCTGCTCGACTGGCAGAACAAGGGGCCCGGCAAGTTCGAGCGGAAGATCCTCGATGCGGAGTGGTGGGCGCTCGTCACCGGCACGGCCATCGCCGACACTGGCTGGGTCGAGGACAAGCAGAGCGTGAACATGCCCACCGTCGAGACGGGCAGTGACGGGACGAAGGTGAAGGTCATGCGCGTGAAGGAAGTGACGGTCGAGGACCGTCCCTTCGTGAAGGCGCTGAACCCGCTCGACGTGTACCTGTGCCCGCACTCGCCCGAGGCTGGCGTCGAGCATGAGTGGGTGGTCCAGCGTGCGCGCGCGACGCTCGGCGAGGTGCGCGCTGCCAAGGGCAAGGGGCACATCAGCTCTGCGGCCTTCGACAAGTGGGTCGAAGAGATGAAGCCCACAGACGGCAAGCCGTCGAACGTGGGCGGCTTCGACTCCTACCTCGGCCCGCGCCTTCTCGACATCTGGCTGAACGAAGTCGGCAAGAGCGACCCCACCGACCAGGCTGGCGACGAAGAGGACAAGGGCAGCGACGACAAGCTGGTCGAGCTGCTCATCTACCGCAGCCGCACGGAGACGATCACGCTCGGATCGTCGAGCCTGATCCTCGGGTACTCGAAGAACCCGTACGCGCACCGCCAGATCGGCATCGTCACGAACCCGTACATCCCGATCAAGGGCTGCCCGTACGGCCGCGCGCTCGCCGGGATTCTGCTCGGCCACCAGGAGCTGCTGAACGCGAACGTCAATCTGTTCGCCGACGTGCTCTACGTCAGCATGATGCGGCCGATGGTCGTGGACCGCAGCCTGGTCTCCGTGCTGGACGACGAGGAGATCCTCGAGCCCAACGGGATGATCCGCGCGAAGATGAACGCGCGCGAGGCGATCGTCCCGCTGGACATCCCGGCGCCGTCGAACCTGTTCCTCCTGTGGGACGGGCACCTGAAGAAGGACGCCGACGACACTGGCGGGTTCACCGAGCAGGCGCGCGGCATGGCGCCCGCCAACAGCCCGACGGCCACCGAGTTCTCGGGCATCCAGTCCAATATCCAGAACCGGCTGAAGATCCACGTCCTTCGCCTGCGCTGGTTCGTCGAGGACATCTGCGGCCTGATCAAGAAGCTGAACGAGCAGTTCATGACCCAGGAGCAGGTGGTCTCCGTGGTCGGCGAGAACGGGATGACCTGGCGGAAGATCCAGCCGTGGGAGCTTGTGGGCGACGTGATCTGCCAGGCGACCACCAGCCCGAAGTACGCGAACCCGGACCTGCACGTCCAGCGTCAGCTCCAGATCCTTCAGATCCTGGTGCCGCTGCTCCAGCAGGGCAACATGAACCCGGCTGTCGTGCGGCTGCTGCGCGGCATCCTGCGCGCCGCGAACACGGACGACGTGGACCTGATCCTCCCCGCCGGGATGGAGACGGTGAAGTCGTGGCGGGCCGAGAACCAGGCGATGCTCCGCGGCCTGTCGACGAAGCCGTCGCTCGCCGAGGTGCGCAGCGGCCAGAGCCCCATGCACATCGACGGGCACACGCTGTTCTTCCAGGAGATCAGCCAGAACCCGGACATTCCCGAGGACGTGAAGAACCTGGTTCGCACGCACATCGAGGAGCACCAGCAGATCGAGGAGCAGTTCGGCATCGCCGCCGCGGCGCAGGCCAGCGGCGGCCAGATGGCCGGAGCGCAGACCGAGGGGTCGCCGGTTCGCCAGGAGGCGACGGCGCTCGGTCAGGGGCAGGGTGGCGGCGGGCTTCCGGGAGAAGCCTCGCCTGGACCGGCGGCTCCGATGGGCCGCCCAATGGGAGGGTAGTAGATGGGCCTTGAAGAGCATGACGTTCCCAGCGAAAAGCAGCGTCCCGTCGTAGACGAAGTCGCGCTTCGCGCAGCTGGAATCACCGAAAAGGAGCTCAGCATCATTCTCGCTTTTGGCAAAAGCGAAGAGTGGGATGTGCTCAAGAAGCTACTGAAGTTCTACAACTTCCAGAGCATGATCGCTCTGCGAAGTCACTCCACCACCCTTGAGTGGATGCGCCACCACCAGGGGCGAATCGGCCAGATGAACGAACTCGCAAACTTCATTGAAGTCGATCTCGCAGAATGGTACAACGCGCGCACGCGCTCGAAGGGAGCACGCTAACCCATGAAGCTCAAGACGACCTGGATCACTTCGCTTCTCGCCCGGCTCAGCACGTTCGGGCCCGCGCCCGTGAACGGGGCTGTGATTCCGTCGGGTGCCGTCGCCATCTCGGAGAAGGACGACGACACCGAAGCGGACATGAAGCCGACGACGCAGCAGGACGAGGATGACCAGGCCGACGGTGCCGATGGCACCGTAGAGGGCAACGCGTCAGGCGACGCGTCGGGTAGCGGCGATGCCGGAGACGGCACCGAGACGAGCACCGAGCCGAGTCCCGAGGGTGACACCACCGAAGGGGCGCAGGAGGCGGATGATGGTGTGGCGCACAGCTACGCCCAGGCGGTTCGAGCCGCTGTGGACGGGCTGATGGCGTCTCCTGACACGGACGCTCCTCGCGAGATGAGCGTCGCTTTCGAGCCCACGATCACCGACGAGATGATGAAGGAGTACGAGGCGGCCGTCGAGGCTGGCAACGGCAAGAAGGCCCTTGCGAAGCTGATGGGCAGCGTCGTCTCCGAGGCTCTCGGATTCTACGACAAGAAGCGCGTGCTTCCTGTCGAGATCACGGTGGACGCAACGCGGCGCGACAAGGTGAACGACGCGCGCATTGCGGAGTGGGGAACGAAGAACCCCGTGGACGCGCAGAACACTGCGCTGTGGGCCAAGATGACCGAAGTCTATCGAGCGTACGCGGACAAGCACGGCCGCTACAAGGCCGACCGCATCTCGATGGAGCAGCTGGCCATCATGGCGAAGGGCGAGCTCTCTCCCGCCGAGCGCAAGGGCGCGAAGGCGAAGAAGCCCGCCGAGTCCGAGCCCGAGGCGCAGAAGCGCCAGGCGCTCGGTGCCACGAAGACACCCGGCACAATCGGGAACGTGCGGCCGAAGGCGGCCGGAGCCCCGAAGCCGAAGGTCGGTCACGACGGGGACGCGTACAGGAACCACCTCAAGAACGAATCCCGCGACATCTTCTGACCCAAGGAACCCCCTCATGAACCGCCTTTTCGCGCGAGTGCTCACCGCGCTCGTCATGCTCCTCTCCTTCGCCACGCCGATGTTCGGCGCGGCCCCTGCGCACATCAGCGGCGCCTGGTCGACCGAGACCGGCAACCAGGACCGCCGCCCCTTCGAGTGGTCGGACACGGTCAAGTACCTGGACGCCGACCGCAAGATGTTCACGCGCATCCTCGCGGCCCTTCCGAAGAAGAAGGTCCGCAGCGTGAAGTACCTCCAGTTCGAGCGTCAGCACCCGACGCGCTGGATCACCCTGGCCGAGGACATCGACGGCACCGAGACGGCCTGGACCGTCAGCGACACGTCGATGCTGCGCGCCGACGACGTTCTCGTGGTCCCCTCCACGAGCGAGCGCGTGCTCGTCACGTCGATCACCGACTCGACGACCGTGAACGTGACGCGCGGCTACAACGGCTCGACGGCGTCCGCCGCGGCCCTGAGCGGCGACTCGGTCTACGTCCTGTTCCAGCGTCAGGCCGAGGGCGACACCTCCCCGGGCTACATGACGACCGACTACACGACCGTCTTCAACTACGCGCAGATTTTCAAGCGCGTGTTCGGGTTCACCCGGACCGAGATGAAGGAGATGGTCCGCGGCCCGAAGGAGTGGGCCGAGCAGCGGCGCCTGGCCGATGACCTGATCACCGAGGACGTGGAGCACGCGCTCCTCTGGGGCAAGAAGCAGCTCCTCGTCAGCGGCGGCAAGGTGTACCGGACGACCGGCGGCCTGGACGAGTTCACGTCGACGAACCGCGTCGATCTCGAGGGCGGGATCGGCTACGGCGACATCGGCTGGATCGGCAACCAGAGCACCCGCTACTCGCCGGGCAAGAAGGTCTGGATGTGCTCGCGCGACGTGCGCCAGCAGATCAACGGCTGCGGCTACCCGATGGTCACGCTCCAGCAGAACGAGAACAAGCTGGGGATGAACGTCACCAAGGTCGACACGGGCTTCGGCGAGTTCATGCTCGTCACGCACCACGGCCTTGAGAACGGGTACGGCGACCGCCTCCACATCTTCGACACCCAGCACGCGGCCATCGCCGAGTTCGAGGCGATCCACCTGGAAGAGAACATCCAGGAGAACGACCGCGACGGCGTCAAGCACCAGCTGATCGGCGAGATCGGCCTGTGGTGCGACACCGAGCTGGCCCACATGGTCTGCACGGGCGCCAGCCCGAGCTAGTAGCGGGTAGATCAACGGGCGGCCCCTTCGGGGGCCGCCCACTCTCGAAGGGAGAGATTCATGTCCGAGACCACTGGAACGCCCCTGTCGCCGAACACGCCCATCGAGGACGTGATCGGATCGCCGCGCGCAATCAAGGCGCTGAAGGCGAAGGGCATCAACAAGATCGGCGACATCCGATCGCTGCCCGAGATCGCCTCGCTCGCCGGGGTGTCGTCGGGCGTCCTCGCGCGACTTCAGGAGGCGGGCGCCTCATCCACCAAGCTCCCCACCCCTGTCGACGAGATCGAGGAAGGCGAGCACCCCGTAATCCTTCGCTCCAAGCACGCCGGGTACATCCTGCGCCTGCTCGGTGGCGATGTCGTCCCCGCCCCTGTGGGCATCCCCGGACGCCCGTCGATCGTCCAGCCCGTCGCCATCATGTTCAAGAACGGCGAGGCCGAGCTGAGCCGACAGACGTGGGTCACGATGCGCTACAAGCGCGACCCGTTCAAGATCAACGAGGACCTGGCGCATCCCGCGGCAGAGAAGCCGTGGCGCGCAGAGGCGATCGGCTGGCTCCGCTCTCGCACGTCGCACCGTCGCGGGGACTTCGTCGTCCTCGAATAGGAGGCTGCATGGCTACGAACGTACAGGCCGGAGTCGTCGCCGACCGCAAGGGCACGATCTACTACCTCGGCACCGCGCTCGGTGCGTCGGTCACCTCGACCGTCAGCCCGCGCACCGCGGCGTCGGCCACCGACCTGAAGACCAGCCAGGAGCAGCTCGGCCGCAGCGCAGGCGGGAAGCTCATCCCGATGTTCTTCTGCAAGAAGGACAGCGGGTCCAGCGCGAACTTCGCAGTGAAGGTCCAGCACGCTTCCGCCGTCCGCGGGGTGGCCGAGGCGTCCTGGGATTGGGAGGATCTCGTCTCGTTCACGGCGCTCACGACCGACGTGGCCACCTACGAGACCGTCGAGCCCACGAAGCCCGTCCGCCCGTGGCTGCGCGTGGTCGTCACGCGCACGGGTGGGACCGTCACCGGACTGCGCGTCGGGTACAACTACGCGCAGGTCGGCCCTCGGGTCGGACCCGATCTCTCTCTCTCCATCGCCTAGTAGCGTCCCCCTTCCTCGGAGTCACCCATGCCCGGAACCGTTTCCATCCTGGAGTCCGCCCTCTACGGCGTCGCTCCGAAGTCGAAGACCCTCGTCACCTACGCCGCGGGCACCACGTCGAACAGCGCCGAGAAGCGCATCGACGGCGCGCAGAACATCCAGTTCCAGCTCGTCGTGCTGACGATGACCGGCGCCGGTCAGACGCAGGACATCAAGATCCAGCACCGCCTCCGCTCCACGGACTCGTGGATGGACACCGGCCTGGCCTTCACGCAGGTCGTCGTCGCGGGCGGCGCGACGTGGAACCAGCGCCTCGCCACGACCGGCCCGCTGCTCCCGCGCATCCGCGTGGTGAACACGTCCGGCGGCACGGTCACGACCTTCACCGGGACCGTGAGCATGGTCTACTTCCAGGGCGCCCGTGGGCGCTTCGTGAACCACGGCGTCCTGACGTAGCCATCCGCTGAGGGACGCCTCCCGGCGGGCGGATCGTACCGCCCGCCGGGCTTCGCCGAACACCGTAGGAGGATTCTGTGGCCAACCCCACGCTGGTCGGTTCGGGCACTCCCTACGCAGGCTTCACCGTCGCGCAGATGGTGGAGCGGCTTCTTGCCACGTTCGGCCTCACCGAGGATTCGACGACGGGCCGCACGGTCGCCTCGACGGAGGAGTCCGCGCAGGCCCGCGTCTTCATTCGCCGCGCCGTCTCGCGGCTGAACGGGAAGTTCCCGAGCATCTTCTCGCTGCGCACCACGACGGGAACGTGGACGGCTGGCGACCACTCTCTGTCGCTGCCCAGCGACGCGAAGTCTGTCCTGTACGTCCTCTACGACGGGCTGCCTCTCGAGCCCATGAATCGAGTCGACGAGCTGAAGATCCGCACGGCGAACGCCGCGGACAACAGCGCGCAGGCTTCGAAGTTCGGCGACGGCTCGGTGATCGCATGGCGCACCACCGGGGTCACGTCCACGAACCTGATCGTCATCCGCCTCTACGACACCCCGGCAGAGGCCAAGTCGTACGAGATCATCTACAACACCCTGGCGCCCGCGCTGACCGTCGACGCGACGGCGATGCCCTACTCGACGCAGTACCAGGAGTGGGTGCTCGTGACGGCCCGCGAGATGTGGGCCACCGAGCTGAACGATCAGTCGACGAAGAAGATGGCGATGATGGACCTGGCGATCATCGAGAAGGAACTCGAGCCCGAGACCGAGGCGATGATCGAGCTTCCTCACAAGCTCGGATGGCGGTTCCCGTACGAGGCCGGGCGCAAGCAGCGCGGGAAGAGCTGGTAGCCAATGGCCATCTCCTCAGCCGACCCTTCCTTCCTCGTCATCTACGGGTGCAACGAGTCTGCGCCCGCGGCCACGCGCGCGAACAGCGGGTCGCTCGGAACGGCTCAGGACCTGACTCCGTACCAGGCGTCCGGCACGGACGGCATCCTGGCCGTCCCCGACGGGGCTGGTGGCAAGGCCGCGTGGCTGGACACTCAGTACCCGGTCCCGTACAGCACGATGACCGCGGCGCTGCGCTATCTGCGCGGGCCCGCGGCGGCCAGCGGTGCGGTCCACGCCGCGCTCCCCGACCTGCCCATCTCCTCGGCCGCAGATGACTGGGCCGCTGGCGTGCGCTTCAAGTGGATCGGCGGCGAGACGGATGGACCCGCTGCGATCGAGCGGCAGGTCGTGTTCGGCCTCATGTCGATCTCCGGCAACACGGGCTTCGTGCTCGGGTTCACTCCGCAAATCGCGGCCAACCCTGCGGCAGACGCGCGCCTGAACATCCGCATCGGCGACTCGAACTACGACCTGAACGGCGCCTCGTTCACGATCACGAACTCGCCCGCCACCTACTACGTCCTTCCCGACGTGTGGTATCGGCTCACGATCCGCGTCTATTTCTCGGCCACTGGCTACGTCTTCAAGGTCTATCTCTACAACGAGTCGACCGCGGTGACGTACACCTGGACGCTGAACACCCCGGCCACTGCCGACTGGACGGCGAGCTTCCTCGCTGCGGCCGACACTCGCGTCGTGATCGGCGGCCCCGTCAACCAGGCGTACGTCTACGTCGACGACGCCTGGATCTTCGACGCGCCGATGACGGACGGCGATGCGCTGAGCATCGTCAGCTCCGGCATCTCGATCCCGTGGAGCGAGCCGAACTACTCGCAGCTCGACCACGCGCCGTACGCCACGGTCGCGCGCGGCGGGTCCTCGTTCCCCAAGCCCCGGGCTCTCCCGGTGGGTGGGATGAAGGCTCGCCACCCGGTCAACGTGCGCGGCTCGCGCCTGAAGGTGCGGTACTCGGGCTACCGCCCCGGCCGCCCCTGCGCGATGCGCAGCTCCCAGGTGATCTTCGACTCGGTCGGCCCGCGGCCCGGCCGCACCGACGAGCCGCAGGGCTTCCTGAAGTTCGACGCCGGGTGGGTCCGTGGACCTGGGACTCAGCCGCCGAACAGCCTGGCCGACGGGCGCAACGTCACTCTTCGAGGCGGCGCCCCTCGCTCTCGCAAGGGGTTCCGCGTCCGTCGCGACGTGGCCACGGTCGATGCGGCCAACGGCTTCATCTCGTACCGTGACCTGAACGACAGCCTGTTCCGTCTCTACAAGATCAGCGATGCTCTGTACGCCGAGCTCGGAACCTCGGCGGTCAGCATCGACACGGGGTGGTCCAGCACTCACCTGCCCTCCTACGGCGTGCTGAACGGTCGAGCGGTGATCCTCACCCCCAACAGGCAGAAGACTCACCGCTCGAGTCTTTCGGCCGTGGAGTCGTTCGGCATCGCGGCGCCCGCCGCGCCGACAACCGCTCTTGCTGCCGGAACGCTGACCGGCACCTACTACTACGCCTACACCGAGTACGACCCCACTACCGGGGACGAGAGCGCGCCTGGCGTGGCGGCGGCCACCGTGTCTCCGGCCGCGCAGGGCGTGACGCTGACGCTCGCGGCTGTGTCGAGCGACACGCGGTTCACGCGCCGCCGGATCTACCGCAGCACCAGCGGCGGCGGCGTCTCGACCATGACTCTGCTGGCTACGATCAACACGGCGACGACGTACACCGACTCTGCCGGAGTCGACGGCACCGATGCGATCGACGCTGTCGACGGGACGTACATCACCGGCACGCCGCCCGACACGTTCAGCGCCGTGACCATCCACCGTGAGCGCGCCTTCTACTACGGCGGCACGACGTACCCGAACCGCGTGTATCGCTCGGAGGCTGGGACGCTCCAGCGGTTCTACGCGAACGCGTACACCGAGCATGAGGCAAACGTACGCTGCGTGATCGCGCGCGGCCAGAGTCTCATCGTCTTCACCGACAGCTCGGTCGAGATCATGGAGTCGGACTGGGGTCGCGACGACCTCGGCAGCTACAACATCCAGCGCACCGTCGTCTCTCGCACGGTCGGTTGCTTCGGCCACAAGGCCGCCGTGAACGCGCACGGACAGGTGTTCTGGATCGACTCCCGAGGGGCCTGGACTCTCGACGGCGACACGCCCACTCCGATCAGCGAGCAGATCAACGGGATCTTCCCGTACATCAACACGAACCTGAAGCACCGAGTGGTCGCCGCCTACAACCACATCGAGCGGCAGATTTGGTTCTCGGTCGCTCTCGGCGGGACGGAGTTCCAGAGTGACACGTCGCGCACGAGCACGGTGCTGGTGTACCAGCTGGACCGCAGGATCTGGTGCCCTCCGTACCGCATCGAGGTGAGCTACGCCGATCAGTTCGACGATGACCTGAACGGCATTCAGTTCGGCGTGATCGACCAGCTCGGCGTCTTCAAGCAGATGGAGACGTACGAAGGCGACGGCGTGGACGGCAGCGAGACGTTCACGTTCGAGGGCACGGTGAGCACACTCACCTCCCGGGTTCTCACGCCCGTCTCCGCGCCGACTGGCTGGACGGCCAACCTGTTCCGCGGGTTCGGAATCGTGCTGGTCGACAGCGTGACCGGAGCCGAGTTTGCGACGACCGTCTCGTCGAACGGAACCGGAACGCTGACGCTCGCCGAAGACCCCGGCGCTGGGTTCGGGAACCCCGACCTGTTCTATCTCGGCGGAATCCTCTGGTACTTCGAGCCCGCCGAGCAGGACTTCGGCACCACGAACGAGAAGGTCGCTAGGTTCCTGATCTCTGAGTTCGACGACATCTCGACCGCGAGGATCGTCTGATGGTCGTTCAGCTCGCCATCAACCAGGTCCCTCTTCCTGCGGGCGCGTCCCGCAACATGGACCCGGCGCTCCGTATCGTCAACGCGAACTTCCGTTCGATCACCGACTACCTGAACCGAGCCATCGCCGCGGGCAACATCGTGGCCGACGGTTCGATCACGCTCGCGATGCTGGCCACGTCGGCGAAGACGCTGGCCGGAGACGTGACCGGCCTGATCAGCGGCGTGACGGTCGAGAAGATCCGCAACCGCAGCATCGCCGCTCCGGCGGCTGGCGACGACGGCAAGGCGATCACCTACAACCACGCTGGCAGCGCGCTCGCGTGGACGGCCCTGTTCTCGAACCCGATGACCACGCGCGGGGACCTGATCTATCGAGGGGCGGCCACCCCGTCGCGCCTGGCTGTCGGCGGCGCGAACACGGTGCTCAAGAGCGACGGCACGGACCCCGGGTGGGGCACGGTCACCAGCCTGCTCGACACGCTCTTCTCCAGCAGCCAGGGCGCCGTGCTCTACCGTGGCGCCGCCTCCTGGGCCGCCCTCGCGCCCGGCACGAGCGGCCACTACCTGAAGACGCAGGGCGCTGCGGCCGACCCTATCTGGGCCAGCGTGGCGGCGGGCTCGAGCCCACTCACCACGAAGGGCGACCTGTACGTCTACACGACGGTCGACGCGCGCCTGCCCATCGGATCGACGGACGGCCATGTGCTAACCGTCGATGCGGCCTCGGCCGCCGGGATGAAGTGGGCGGCGGCGGCGGCGGCGGGCACGAACGCCCTGCTCGACGGCTCCAGCCACACGGACACGACCGCGTCGGCCGTCACGCGCGGCGACCTGATCTACGGGAACTCCACCCCGGCGTGGGACGACCTGGCCCTCGGCTCGGCTGGCAAGGTGCTGAAGAGCGACGGCACGGACCTGGGCTGGAAGTGGGACCGCTGCCTGCGCGCCGACAAGCCCACCTTCGCCTGCTCATACGGCGGCGGCTCCGGCTTCATCGTGAACAACGGAAGCGGGACGCGCACCGCGGCGGGCGGAACCGAGGCCGACGCCGCCGATACCGAGCGCCCTTCTGAGAAGTTCACGCAGTCGGTCAACACCGGAACGAGTGGGTTCGGGTACTGGCCGAAGAAGATTTCTGGTGCGATGAGCCCTGCGATCTGGGCCGATTTCAAGATCGTCGCCGCATCAAAGATGAACCTTCAGATCGGGTTCTCTGACGGCGGCGGCCTGACCGCGAACAGCGACACGACCAACGTCGTGACGCTTGAGTGGCAGGAAGGCACCGATACCAACTTCCGATTCAAGCACAACGACGCTGCTGGCGGCGTGACCGACGACGACACCGGCATCGCGAAGGACGCGAACTGGCACGATGTCCTGATCTATTCCCCCGACGCTGGGACCACCTGGATTCTCGAGATCGACGGCGTCCAGACCAACAGCGTCACGACGAACATCCCCACGTCCAGTACGCTTATGAACCCGATGGCGGGCTACGGCTGCAACGGAGCTGGCTCTACCGGCAACGAACTGCGACAGTCTTACGTCGTCTGTCAGACCACCAAGGCCGTCGGTTCTTAGAAGGGACACCATGGCAAACTCAGAAGTCGACGCGCTCCGGCGCGCAAACGCGGGGCTCCGAACGAAGATCCGCGAGATGGAGGCCGAGAGGGCTGAGGCTGAGGCCAAGCAGCTTCAGCGCATGGCGATCTACGACAACGAGCTGTCGACGCTGCGCGCGATGCTCGGCAGCCTCCGCAGCGAACAGGCGAAGCAGATGCGAGATGATCTGGCGAAGAAGGACAAGGCCGGGTAGGATTCTGAGAGGAGGCCACGATGGCTGCGACCGGAATCGCCAATCCCATTCTCGGCCCGCTGAACAGTCCCACTGTTCCGTCGCAGCAGGTTTCTTCGATCAAGCCCGGCGGCGAAGTCGCGCGCCTGATGGGCATGATGGAGGAGCTGAAGCGCACGAAGCAGCCGTGGGTGATCAAGGACATGCTCGACGCGGCTGCGCGCGAGGAGGGCCTTCCCACCGCCGTGCTCGATGAGGCGCTGCTCAGGCACGGCGTGCGCTTCTCGCGCGGGCCCGGCGGCCAGGTGACGGGCGTCCAGACGAGCGGCACGCCTGGCGCCGCCACGCCCGCGGCTCCTGGGTCGCCCGGCTACGGGCGGCAGACTCCCGGCACGGGCGGCCCGTCCTACGCGATGCCCTCCACCCCGGGGTCGAGCGGTCGCTACTCTCAGGGCTCGTCCTGGGGAGGCGGTGGCGGCGGCGGGCAGTCGGCCCCCGGCTTCATCCCGGGCGGCCTGCCCACGGGCGGGGCGCAGACTGGCGGCTTCTCCATGACGGACCGCACGGGCATCCCGAACAACGGGCCGGGCCCCGGCGCCCTCCCCGGTCAGGGGTACACGGGCGGATTCTCCTACGGTCAGCCCCGCTCGATCTTCGATGGTATGAGTGCGAACCCGACCTACGGCGAGGTGATCTCTCAGGTCATGCGCCGCCAGGAGGACAACCGCAACGCAGCCATGGGGATCATGGGCAACTCGCGCAGCGAGATCATGAACGACCCCAACCGTGCGCTGCTCGGGCAGCGGACGGCCGATCTGCTCTCGAACCCGTACTCGCTCGACGAGGCGACCATCAGCCGCATCATGGGCCAGCAGAACCAGGCGCTCACGCAGCGCGCGGCGCAGACGAGCCAGGGCATCCGCGACCGCGAGGCGGCGCGCGGCACGCTCCGCTCTGGCGGCGCGACGGCGGCGCTCGACACGGTGCGCAACCGCACGGCGGACGCCATGTCCGAGGGCGAGCGGGACATTCGCGTGAAGGCGGCAATCCAGAACGGCCAGGACCTTCGGTCGGCCATGGGCGCCGCCCTTCCCGGGATCTCCGAGAAGACGAACTCGCTCAACCAGCTGGACACCACGGCTGCGCGCGACATCCTCGGCGGATCGAGCTACTCCGGCGACGCGTTCCTCACGAACGCGCTGATGGGGAAGCCGCAGGGTCAGCAGTTCGCGCCGATGACCGACGTGAACTTCGGGTACAAGCTCGGCTAAGGAGTCGACGATGCCCTTCGAGATCGGCAAGGTCTTCAGTCCTGAGATGCTCTCGCTCATTCTGCGTAAGCAGGAGGACGAGAAGAACCGTGGGCTGGATGTCGCCCGACTCTCGCTCCAGGCTCGAGGCCAGGCGCGAGCCGATGATCAGGCGAAGCGCGAGCTCGCACTGTCGCGCGAGAAGCTGAACGCCGATCGCGAGGACAGCGACTTCCGCCGCCAGCTTGCGCTGAAGGACGACGAGCGGGCCGACAAGGGCCTGAGTCTGAGCGCGCAGCGAGCGCAGTTCGGCGACGCGCTGGAGCAGCGCAAGACCGAGAGCGACATCGGCGCGCGCGACCGTCAGCTCCACCTCGGAGAGCTGGAGTACGGCTCGAACCGAGACGACGCCGACAGGAACTTCAAGCTGCGCCAGCGCGGGCAGGACGCCGCGGAGTCGCAGGCCGAGTGGGAGCGCGACGTTCAGCATCCCGACCGCATGATGGTCGAGGCGATGAAGGACGACACGCGCCGCACCGGACTCACCAACAGCAAGGCGATCCAGGAGCGCAGGCTCGCCATCGCCGAGACGAAGGCCCAGCAGCTGCTCGGAGGCAACCGCGGATTCGGCGGCGCCACGAAGGTCTATGAGGGACTGATCAAGGCGTACGCCGCAGTCTCCGAAGCAGCTGCCAACGGGCTTGCCACTCAGGAGCAGGTCGACCAGGCGGCGGCCGATCTCGCCGCCTACCAGAAGACGCTGCTCGAACGCGACAACGAGACCTATCGCGCTGTGAATGCCAGCACCGACCTGAACAAGCAGGCGAGCGCGATCACGCAGAAGCACGGGATGTCCGGCATGAGCACGGCGAACGCTGAGAGCCCGCTCGACATCTACTCCAAGGTCCCGCGCGTCCCGGGTAGCAGGTAGTCGTGGGTCTCTTCGACAAGCCGGATCTCCAGCCGCCGCCTACCCGCTACCCCGGGATCAGCCCCATCGGACGCGAGATGTACATCTCGCCCGACGACACGGCGGGCATCGAGGACCTGAAGAAGAAGCAGGAGCGCGCCGCCCTGGAGAAGGAGGCCGCCGCCCTGCGATCGTTCACCGAGGATCGCAAGCGCGATCTCATGACAGAGAACACGCCGTACTTCAAGGCCGGTACTCCAGAGGGGAAGACTCGCTACGAGGAGATCCGCACGCTCCAGCCCTGGCAGGTCGCCGAGATGGATCGGCGCGAGGCCGAGAAGGCTGGCAACGTGAAGCTCGCCGAGCGCCTCGGCAAGCTGCGCGACCACATCTTCGAGCAGGACAAGGACTCGCAGGACAAGGGGATGCGGGACGTGTTCGACGCGTCGCGCGGCACGCTCGCCGGGGTGGCGACCGACGTGCTCATCCCGGTGTACCGAGGCTTCGACACCTTCGCGCGCACGGCGTCGTTCGGCGCGAGCGAGCTTGTCAAGGGCGGCGCACGCAAGCTGGCTGAGATGGCCGGTGGCGCGAGCATGGAGAACAGCGAGTACGCCGAGCGCGCACTCATGGACGAGGCTGCGCGCTCGGGGCTTGGCAAGGTGGCCGGTGGCGTCGCCGATGCAGTCGGTATGATCAAGGGATTCGGCGGCAAGCTCCCCGGTGGCGGGGCGACCGGCCCGATGGGCGCCGTCGAGAAGCTGGCCGGATCGTGGCTGGCGAAGGGCGGCGGCAAGCAGCTGGCCGCGCGCGTGCTCGACTCCAGCGTCGGCGGCATGGTGGCGGCGAACGCAACGCTTCAGCTCGGCGAGGCCGGGACCGCGGCACTCAACGACCTGTTCTACGGCGAGTCCGCCACGCGCCCGCGCGCGGTCGAGATCCTGAAGTCGATGCCGCAGGGCGCGCTGAACAGCGCCATCCTCGGCGGCTTCACGCCCGTCCTCCAGCGCATCGGGCGCGGGGTGTCGAGCAAGCTGATGGGCAAGTGGGCGCCTGGCGTGAAGATCGGCGAGAAGCTCTCCGGCCTCAGCATCGGCGCGCGCGCCGCGCAGGGAGCGGGCGGCGCCTTCGAGTTCCTCGGGTTCGCCGGGATGCCGCACGTCAGCGAGGACGGGTTCTCCGTCTTCCAGCCCTACCTCGACATCCTCTCGACTGACGAGAAGAAGCGCGCGCACGGGTGGACGGAAGTGCTCAGTCAGATGCTGACCGGCTTCGCGCTCGGCGCCTCGCACGGCACGCATCTCGGGGATAAGGGCCAGCTGCCCGACAAGCAGTTCTTTCTGAAGGACAAGCCGTTCCTCCCGCGCGAAGTCGAGACGGCCATCCGCTCGTCCGTGCGCGAGGGCGTCGACGCGATGCTGAAGTCGGCCGACGGCGACCGCAGCATGATGGCTTCGTTCATCGCCGCGCTGAAGGTTCGCGAGGCGATGGGCTACGACAAGCCCGGGTCATCCGATCTCCTCACCGATCCCGCTCGCAATGAGTTCGTCAAGCAGAAGCTGGAGCAGGCGAAGAAGGACGAGCAGGACCAGCGCGCGATCGACGAGAAGCGCGAGACGGACCGCTACGACAACGCCCGTCCGTCCGAGCTGGGCTTCCCTCAGCCCGGCGAGGGGTTCGCGTCCGCACGCAGCATGGAGGACCACGGCCGTCTTCCGTTTATGGTCGACGAGCAGGGCCGGTCGTCGTCTCCGTCCACCGTCGAGTCGTGGGACCCGACCACGCGCGCGGACCTGGCTGACCCCGGCACGAAGCTGCGCATCAACTTCGGCCTGAAGGGCAAGAAGCAGGCGATGTGGGAGGACGTGCAGGTCGTCCGCCCGATCTTCTTCAAGGGCGACAAGCGCAAGGGCCAGCTCAAGGGCGTGCTCGTTCGCCTCGACTCCACTGGCCGCATGGCGATGTTCGACGCCGCGGACGTGAAGGCCGGGCTCGTCAAGATGCAGGATGGCACTGGGCTCGAGCGCCCGACCGTCGAGGCAGAGGGCGAGTCGTCCCCGCGCGAGGCCGCGCCTGCGCCGAAGGTCATCCCGCCCGGCCAGCACGAGGACGTGTACGGCCAGCGCACCTTCCCGTTCACCAAGGCGGCGAAGGCCGCGAAGGGCAAGGCCGGGGCGAAGGTCCCCGAGCTCGGCGTGACGGATGCCGCTCGCGCGACCGAGCGCACTCCCGGGGTGGCTGAGCCGTCCGCTCGTCCGCTGGCCGAGGCCCCGCGCGAGCGTCCGGTCGGCGAGACGGCCATCCTCACGGAGGCCACGCGCGGCGGCGAGGGACGTGCCGACCTGAGTGGCAAGCCCGTGTCGCTCGGCGAGCCACAGGCTGCGCCCGCGAAGAAGGCAGAGTCGCCGGAGGAGGCGGCCGACAAGGCGGTGAAGGACGCGGAGCCGCGAATCCAGGCTGCGTTCCCTGGCATCAGCGCCAGGCGCACGAAGCCGAAGGAAGGGAAGCTGGGGCCTGCCCTGCGCTACGCGGGGGCCGAACGCCGGAAGGAGGTGATCCCTGCGGCGAGGGCTCGTCGTTCCGCGGAGTCGAAGCGTCGAGGCGCGGAACGCTCAGCGAACACCGACCCGATGACCGAGCTCGGCAACCAGAACGCGTGGAACGAGTCGGTGAAGAACCTGCCCGG